CCCCCTTGGGGGTGTCTGAGATCTCAGCGATGGGATCTTCTGATTATCACTAGCTTTGTGGCAGAAGTTGTACCCTAAAGAGCGGTACACACCAGTTTGGTTGCAATTAGTCTAGTGATAGACTACACAAACTAGTTCGAATGGAGAAACTGCTATGACACTAGAGTTTAAACGACTTAGACGTAGGATTATTCCTACCAAAAAACTTGGTTCCCAAAAGTTGGGTGGATATTTTTCCATGACAACTCAAGGGGGCGTCCCAACTGGAAAATGGAGCACTGTTGAAATTAATAAACAGTTCTTCAATTATCAGGCGCCATACTCTAAGGCTTCCTTTATTGCGGATACTCCGCATAAGGGACCGCCTTATTATGATGGCGACCCGTTCCAGATGGTTGAAGTCGATTACACCGACCCTTATAATGGGGTCCATGGCGCCGGTACTTACATCCGTTCCGATGGAATGGAGAAGTACGTGGGAGGGTTTTCCCCTCCTTCGAATGCAGCGTTCCTTGGAAGTCCGGATATATCAAATCCGAATACTTTCTTGGTTCCGCTCACTCCTTTGGTGCCAGATCTTAGTGTCTACGGGATCGAGGCTTGGCGAAAAACTAAGCCTAAGATTGAGTATGCGGACGCCTACGTGTTCCTTAAGGAACTCAAAGACGCAGTGCATATGTCCAAGTCCACGGGCAAGATCATGCGCGATTCTTATGACCGTATTTTGGTCACGAGCGTCGTAAATGAATTTGGCCCGGGTGCCTCTCCTTCTTCTCGTGTTGTTAAAAACGCGTTGAAGAGGTACAGGCAGACAAAAATGATGTCTCCTCGTTATGTTGGAGACCAATTTCTCAATCACCAGTTTGGCTGGATCCCCTTTCTCAGTGATCTGCGGAAATTTAATTCCGCATACACTAATTTCATTGAGATTAACGCTAGAATTACTCAGCGTAATGGTCAATGGAGAAGGAGGAAGATCACCGTGCATGAAGAGAAGACCGAGAGTAGACTTGGTGCTGGAAGCGGGTCATTGTTGTCCCCCTTCCTTGCCTCAGGTTATTACTCCACCGATCCTAATTGGGAGGTCCTTGAACGAATTACGTACAAGGTCCAATCAGTTGGTTCGTTTCGGTACTATCTTCGAGAATTTGATATGAATTCACCTGACTATTCGTCAGAATGGTTCCGAATGATGCGCCAATTGGACATCTTCGGTGCCCGTGTGAGTCCGATCAACGTCTATAGAGCAGTTCCTTGGACCTGGGCTAACGATTGGCTCAACGACTCTTCGGCATATCTTGAATATGCTTCGGATGCCGTTATGAACAATCTAGCCTGCAAATACTTCTACCTCATGGGGCATTGGACGAGAGAAATTGTCATTAGACAAAATCTTCCGCTCCTTACCCAACCCAAAGTTCTTGAATTCACTCGAAAGATTGAATCCAAGACTAGGCTTGAGGCAGCAAGTCCATTCGATTTCAGCCTGTCGTGGAGTGGTTTAAATCCGCGACAATTAGCTATCGCTGCAGCTCTCGGTATAACGCGTTCGCATTAGACCGATCTGCAGTGATTATCTTCCTATACCCTCGTAAGTGTGTCCTCTTAAGGACGGAGGGCGCATCGGTATAGGGTTAACCCGTCCATTACTTTGGAGAGTCAACCACTATGTTTTCCGATCCACAATCAGTCACAGTCAATGCTGTCGCTCAATCGATGCCTCGTGTCGAAACGGGTACTCGAAAGAGTATTTATCAGAAGAACGATCAAACGTTCACTCTGACCATTTCTCACCAGACCTTGAATAATGGACGTATTCGTTCATTAGCAAGACTCGATCAGCGCGCCATCGTGACAAACCCGTTGGATTCTACCAACGATTATGACACTTTGACGTACTACTTCGTTATCGAACGCCCAGCTTATGGGTTTACGATGACTCAGGTAGAACAGCTTGTAGCCGGGTTTAATTCCTGGCTAACAACCGGTAACGTGGATAAACTATTCGGTCAAGAATCGTAAGATTCTTGCCGATGTTTCACTTGAAAGGAGTAACCAGTTTTATGGCTACAACATTGGTAAAGAAGAAGAAATTCTCCCTTACCTCCCTTCTTACGATTGTACTTGCGGTTTTGCCGCAAATACTTGAAGCGATTAATGATGGTGCTCAAACGAGCCACATCGTTATCGACAACTCGGGATCAGATGGGAAATTAAAAGCCCATGTGATTTCCGTTTCGCAAGATGGATCCATTAATGCAGTGCCTTCGCAGGCAGTGCTTATGGGTAAGTGAGACGAGTTATCTCGTCTTATCCTCGTGCTTTAAACCGCGTTGGTGACAGATTGAACAACTGTTGTCAACGTGAGTTGGCAGCAGTTGGGAAGACTACGTGGCTTGATGTCTAGCTCCAAATGAGGAGTAGGCATGAAAAGCAACGTAAGTGACTACCTCGAAGTGGCAGAAGTCGTCTATATAGACGCTTGTGCCAAATGCATCGCTGATGTCTCTGATTTACGTGACCTCGTTACCATGAGATCACGGATCGAGCACGAAGGATTATCATTTTTAACGATAACCCTGCCCAATTTCTGTAAAGACTTCGAAAGAAGTCTAGAACTTGGGTATATTGACCCAACATTCTTCAAGTCTTTCAAGAAGAATAGATCAATCCCTGCATTTCTGCAAGGTATGATCGGTCATGTGTTCGATCGAGAGACAGGAAGGTTAATTAACGATGAAGGTACCCCCAATGTATTACTTGGAGGCGTTTCAAGTGATATTCCTACTATTGTTGAATCTGTACGGCAAATATGCTGTACGTTCAAAAAGTTGGAAGTTGATTGTACCCCCAAAAGGGTACAAGCAGCACTTGACTCGTTCATCGAAGTTGAGCGCTCTTTTGAGCAGTTTTCTATTCCGGATGAACTCCACGATAAATTTCGTCGTGTTGCTCATTTGCTCTGGTCTGATATGGTTCGTCCTTTTCGGATTGACCAAGTCATTCCTCGGCATGGACCCGGAGCGACCGCTGAACGAATTTCTGGAAACCAGAAGTTTGTCTGGCGGAGGTGGCACGATCGTCTTGAGCCTTACTTTCCTCTGGTGGACTCGGCGTATCCTCTTGGAACGCCTATGACCGCTGAGGAGCTCAAATTGGTAACGATCGTACCAGAGAATGAGGAGCAACCCGTAAGGGTGACCCCCGTTCCCAAAACGCTCAAAGGACCCAGGATCATTGCGATTGAGCCTTGTTGTATGCAATATGCACAACAAGGGATTCGTGACTGGCTTTATGCCCGTCTCGAGTCCTATCGATTTACGGCTGGTCACATAAACTTTAGTGATCAGACGAAAAATCAACAGCTTGCAATGGATTCGTCGAGAACAGGTCGGTTAGCAACGATCGACTTGTCTGATGCTAGTGACCGAGTTCCTCGTTCGCTGGCCTTGGAAATGTTTCAAGACCACCCCGATTTACGGGATGCGATTGATTCATGTAGATCGACGAGGGCAGAGATGCCAGACGGCCAAATAATTGGTCCGTTGAACAAATTTGCCTCTATGGGTAGCGCGCTTTGCTTTCCAGTTGAAGCCATGTACTTCTACACGATATGTGTAGTGGCTTTGTTGGAAGCAATGCACCTTCCTGAGACGCCTGTATGCATCTTTCGATGCATAAAAGACGTCTACGTCTATGGCGACGATATAATCGTACCATCGACGTATGCGAATGTTGTTCTCGATTACCTGCATGAGTACAATTGCAAGGTAAACCTCAATAAGACTTTCTTAACTGGTAAGTTTCGAGAGTCATGTGGGGTAGATGCTTACGACGGTAAGTTAGTTACACCAACTTACCTACGTCGTTTGCGTCCTGAGAACAAGCGGCAAGCTTCGCAAATTATCTCTTGGGTTAAGACCGCTAACCTCTTTTATAAAAGAGGCTATTGGCGGACTGCCCAGCTCCTCTTTAATCAAGTGGAGCGGATCATAGGGCCTTTGCCTTATGTTTCCGAGAATAGCGAAGGTCTTGGGCGCACCTCGTTCATGGGTTACCGCTCCGTTGAAAGATGGAACGATAAATTGTGTAGGTTTGAAGTAAAGGCCTACACCCCAGTGCCAATTTTGTCGAAAGACCAAATTGGGGGGTACGCTGCTCTACAGAAGTCCTTGGCTTCCCTCTCTCGTCAAGTTGACGGGTGGGCTAGTCGAGATGCTTCTCATTTAGAGCATTTCGCACTGCACGGCGCAGTTGCATTACAACGCC